TTGATATTTTATTAGGTGGGTTTCCGTGTCAATCATTTAGTTTAGCTGGAGCAAGAATCGGATTTAATGATAGAAGGGGTAAGATGATTTTTTATATTTATGATATTTTAAAAATAAAAAAACCGAGATGGTTTGTGTTAGAAAATGTTAAGGGTTTGTTAAGCCATAATCGTGGGAAGACCTATAAAGATGTTTTTAAATTATTAACTTATGCCGGTTATTATGTTAGATGTGTTTTATTGAATGCTTTAAATTATGGTTCGGCGCAAAGTAGAGAAAGATTATTTTTTATAGGAAGTTTAGAAGATTTTGAAATAGTTAAGCCAGAGGTTATTGATAATACAAAAAGGTTTAGGGATATAAGAGAAATTGATGGAAATTTTAAGTTTGTTGATAAAAAAGAAAGAATTATAGAAAAAATTGAGGGAAAGAGAAAATTTAATTTTGAATTAATTGGTGGTTATGATAGAGTTGGAACATTGACTACTCAATTTGGATGTGGTGAAAAACTGGTTTGGGAAGAAAGTGAGGGGTGGTTTAGGTATTTAACTCCTTTAGAATGTGAAAGATTGCAGGGTTTTCCTGATGCTTGGACAAGTGGAATAAGTGATAATCAAAGATATTTTGTTTTAGGAAATGCAGTTAATTGTAATGTTAGTGATTATTTATTTAATAATTATTTAAAAAGGGTTTGGAAAGGTTTTTAAAAAGAATATGGACGAAAAAGAACAAAAAACTGAAAATGTGGAAAATTCTGAAAAAACAGAGATTGAGCAGAAAAAAAGAAGGGGTGCTCCGGCAGAGTATTTATTTAAGCCGGGACAATCTGGTAATCCAGCCGGACGCCCGAAAGGAAGTAAAAACTTTACAACTTTATTTGAAAAAGCGGTAAAAGAAGTTGCGAAAAAATTAGAACTTGGAGAAGACCCCGATAGCGTTGAGGTTGAGATTATAAAAAGAGGAAGTAAAAACTTTACAACTTTATTTGAAAAAGCGGTAAAAGAAGTTGCGAAAAAATTAGAACTTGGAGAAGACCCCGATAGCGTTGAGGTTGAGATTATAAAAAGAGGTATTAAAGAAGCATTAGCTGGAAAATATCAATTCTATAAAGATATGTTTGATAGAATTTATGGACAACCTGCAAAATCAATAGAAATTGAAAGTGATGGATTGCCTGTTGTTATTAAAGTAGTTAGAGATGAAAGTGAGCAATGATAGAAAAAGAAATAAAACTTCATCCAAAGCAATTTGATGCTTTTAATTTTAAAACTCAATTTGGAGCAGCGATTTCTGGAATTCAATGCATTGATGAGAATGAATTTGTTTATACCCCGAATGGTATTAAATTAGTTAAAGAAATTAAAGATGGTGATAAAATACTTGGCGGAATAGTTAAAGATAGATATGAGTTTACAGATGATTTATATGAAATAACATTTAACAATGGAATAAAGATTAGAACCAATAAAGAACATCCTTTTTATTGTAAAGTTTATAGAGAAAAGACGGGAAAATGGCTGAAATTAAAAGAAATCCTTGATTTACCAAAGAAAGAAGGAATAACTACCGCCAGAGTTTATTTCTATCCATCTTCTCATTTTGAAATTAAAGATAAAGAGTTTAATAATTTAATAAAGTCAAAATTATATAAAAAGGGAAATGTTGGAAATAGTAAGAAACAAGCATATGAATTACAGTATATTCTTTGGAGATTGGGGATTAGGTCTCATATTAGAAAGGAGATTAATAAATCTACTCAATCTTTTTACAGGGTTGTAGTAGATAGAAACCAAAATGATGACTGGATAAGTATTGAGAAAATAAAAAGGGTAGGAAAAGGAAAGGTTGTGGGCTGGGAAACAATAGGAAGTAATGAAATTATTTCTTATTGTGGAATGAAAACTCATAATTCAGGCAAAACTTTTTTAGGAACAATTTGGGCTCAGAAAAAGATAAATGAGTTTCCTGACAAGAATGGATTAATTGCAGCTCCGAGCTACAAATTGCTACAACAAAGCACCTTAGAAAAATTCTTTCAATTATTTCCTGAATATAGGAAATATTATAAGCAACAGCAAGGAGTAATTGAATTACCAACTGGTGGAAAAGTATTTATTAGAAGTGCCGATGAACCATTAGGATTAGAAGGAATGACTTTATCTTGGGCTTGGCTTGATGAAGCAGGAATGATGAATAGATTGGTTTGGGTAGTTATTAGATCTCGTGTTTCAATTGCTGGCGGACAAGTTTTAATCACCTCTACCCCATACGCGATTAACTGGCTTTATCAGGACTTCTATCTTCCTTGGAAAGAAGGAAAAGATAAAGATTTATCGGTTTTTACTTGGCGATCCATTGATAACCCTTATTTTCCAAAAGACTTTTATGATAAAGAAAGACAAAGATTAACACCTCAAGAGTTTTCCAGACGATATGAAGGAGAATTTTCCAGAATGGAAGGATTAGTCTATGATTTACCAAATGAGCAGATAATTGAACCAAAGACTATAGAAAATGCTGAAATTACACTGGCAGGAATTGATTGGGGATTTAAAAATCCAGCCGCAATAGTAGTTTTAAAATTTAAAGATAAAGTTTGGTACGTTGTTGATGAATGGTATCAAACCGAAAAGACAACCACCGAAATAATAGAACAATCTAAAATTTTACAAGCAAAATGGGGCATTAATAGGTTTTATCCTGATCCTCACGAACCAGATAGAATTGAAGAATGCAGAAGAGCTGGCTTGTATGTTTTAGAAAGTAATGATGATGTAATGGGTGGCGTATCAAGAATTCAGCAATTAATAAGAGAAAAAAGGCTATATGTATTTAATACTTGTAAAAACTTCATTGATGAAATAAACTTCTATCATTTTCCAGAGGTTAAAGATGATAAAACTAATCGCAAGGAAAATCCTGAAAAGAAGAATGACCATTTAATGGACGCTATGAGATATGTAATTAATACCTATGACCAATTAGAAACACAAGAAGTCCCATTTTATACACCTAATTTTCAAATATATTAATTTATGACAAACGATGAAATAGAAAAAGAGGCTATTAGAATAGTCTCAAATGAGAAAACAAGCTGGGATACTGGCTCGGCTTTTGTTACTGAAAAGGTTAGTTTTGAGATGAGAAATGTAATTAAAAGAGCCAGAAAAAACTATTTTGGTATCTTTGATGATCCAATAGATAGAAACACAGGATTAGAAAAGATATGGGTGCCTTTAACTGAGTGGGTAGTGGAAACCTTTGTAAAAAATATTGATTTAGATACAAAAGATATTAATCTCCGAGCTAATAAACCAAAGGCTGTTAGATTGACAGCCATTGCCAGACAAATATTAAAAAACTTTTTAGAAAAATTAAACTTTGGCGAATTACTTGATGATGGACAAAGAAGTTTAGCCATTGATGGAACTTGGGTTCAGAAGTCATTCAAAGGATTTGATGAAGAAAAGAAAAAGCAAACCTTAAAAACTACCAAAGTGGATTTATTAAACTTTTGGATTGACCCGACAGCCAAAGATATTCAATCCGCTTATTCAGTTATTGAGAGGGCGTTATTAACTCCTACTGATATTGAGAAATATAAAGATAATTGGATTAATACTGACAAAATTCAATTTAGAAAAGATATTCAGCAAACTGAAGGAAACTTTGATATTTTGAGTGGTGAAGTTCCAGTAATTGATATTTATGAACGCTGGGGCAAAATGCCAAAATCATTGATTACTGGAGAAGATAAAGATAAAGAAGTTTGGATTGATGGCTGTATTATTATTTCAGGACTGGGAAGTGGAAAAGCAGTTGTTCATAAAATTTTTGAAAACAAAGGAAGACAAAAGCCTTATGAAGAGGTTTGGCTTAAAAGAGCTCCTAATAGATGGTATGGAAGAGGACTACCAGAACAATTATTTTGTTTACAACAATACTTAAACGAAGTTGTTAATATTAGACGAAATAATAATTTAGTTTTACAAAATAAGATTTGGGAAATTCGCAAGGGGTCAGGAATTACTCCTCAACAATTAGCTAAATTAGTTGCTGGTGGTGGAATACCCGTAACAATGCTTGGTCAAGATATTCGGGAAATACCAGTATCTGATACAAAGCCATCATCTTATAAAGACGAAGAAGTTATTTACAGTTGGGGACAAAGAATTACTGGGGCTTATGAAATTACTGCTGGTGAACAAATGCCTTCTACTCAAACAGCTACTTCGGCAATGATTCAACAAACAAGTGCTAAATCAGCTTATACTTTGGTCCAAGAAGGAATTGGAATGTTTCTTAAAAGATTAATAGAAAGACATTGGTTGCCAATTATTTGGGAAGTAATTAGTGATGATGAAATTATTAATTTAATAGATGACTCCGAAAAGTTAAGAGTTTTTGATGAAATGATTATTGAAGAGAAAATGGCTCAATGGATTTATGATTATGCAATGCAAACTGGATTTATGCCAGAAGAAAGTGAAAAACAAAGAATGGTTGAAAAGATGAAGAATGAACTAAAGAAAATGAGTAAAGGAAGATTTATTAAATTCAAGAAATCTCTTATTGATATTGGTGATTATGATGTTGATATTTATGTAACTAATGAGGATTTTGACAAGGCGGTGGCTATTCAAAATCTAAATACAATGTTAACTACTTATGGCCAATTAACCGAATCTGGGCTTGATACAGACGCAATAATGAAAGAAATTTTAGATGTTATGGGTATTGATGGAGAAAGATTTTTCAAAAAAGAAAAAGTCGTAAAGCAACCAGTAAATATGCCGCAAGGACAAACAATGACACCGCAGCAACAATTTACTAATGCTAATTTACCAAATATGCCATTATAAAATATGCCAAAATCATTTTTGAATTGTGTTAAAAAAGGAGGAAAAGTTAGAACAATATCCTTGCCAAAGAAAAAGTATTTACGCGTTTGTTATCTTAATGGGAAGTCGTATTCAGGTGAAGTAAAAGAAAAGAAAAATGAAAAATAAAGAAGATTTACAAAGAAGAGTGGAAGAATCCCAATTACTTGCTGAATTAGTTAATCAACCAGGTTGGGAAATAGTTGAGCATTTTTATGAAGAAAAAATAAAAGAATTAGATACAATTCGGGGAGTTAATGCTGGAAACTTTAAGGAAGAAGTTGCTGGAAGAAGAATGGCTATTAGACAATTAGAGGACTGGATGGCAGAAATTGAAAGTCGGGTCAATTCCATTGATGATTTAAAAAATGAATTAGAAATTCAAAATAAAGAAAGCGAACTTTATAAAGTTCACCCATAGAAATTATATGTTTCTATTGGTGAGCATTATAGGCTCATAAAGGTCGAAAAATCAATAAAAAAGAATTATATGCTGGAAAACGATTACAATCTCACAGACGATTCCATCTCTCAAGAACCAGAGCTTAGTTCTGGAGAAGGCGATGTGAATGAATCGGGAGATGTTTTAAGTATCATTGAGGAAGCAACGGGTAGACGATATCCTGACATAAACGAAGCTAAAAGGGCTCTAAAAGAGACCTTTGGATATGTCGGGAAGGCAGGCAATTACGAGAAACTCGTAAAAACCATCGCTGAAAAATTGGATTTAGGTGATGAAAAAGGAGTTAAAGAATGGTTGGAAAATATTGAAGAAAAACCAACTAAAACTCAATCATCTGCCAATCCCGTTGAAGAAAAAGTCTCAGAACTTGAATTCATCATAGCTAATCCCGATTTAAAACCGCATTTACCATTTCTTAAGAAATTGGCGAAAGCGGACGGTGTTAGTTTAGAGGAAGCCAAGAATTCTGATATTTTTCAAGACTACCTTAAAACTAAATCATCTCAAAACGAAAGCCCAAATTCTATTATTGAAAGCAATCGAAGGGTTGGCTTTCAAGATAGTCTTAAACCTCTTGTAGAGGAGTATAAAAAAACTAACTCTGAAGAGGTCGGGCAAAAGCTCGTTGAAAAAGCCTTAGGGCTTTAAATAAACTATCAAGAGTCATCCCTAAAATATTATGGCTACAGATAACATCTTACGAACATATGGCGACCAAAGTATTCGTGAAGATGTGTTAGGATTAGTAGAAATACTTACAGCAAGAGAGAATTTCTTTCTTACTAACCTCCGTAAAACAACGGCAATTTCTACAATTCATAGCACATTAACCGATACCTTAACCACTCCAGGTTCAAAAGCAATTTCAGAAGCGGCTGATTATACTTACTCTTCTCTTACTACCCCAACTCGTTTAACTAATATTGTTGAGTTTATTGCGGAACCAATTAAAGTTTCGCTTGGTCAACAATGGGTTGAACACTACACGGGAGAGAATGAGTTAGCAAGACAAACAACCAAAGCCCTTATTAACTGGGGTAATGCGGCTGAATTTGACCTTGTTAGATCTACTCTTACCTCTGGAGCGAGTGGCACTGCACCGAAGATGAATGGTATTATTGCTGCTATTAGTAAATCAACCAACACTACCGCCCATTCTTCTGGAACTGTTCTTTCTGCTTCAATAATTAAAGGATTGATGCAAAATAACTGGACAAACAGCAACGGCGAAACCGCAACTGATTTGTTCTGTGGAGCATTCTTAAAGAATGCTATTGATAATTTCAGTGGCAATCGTTCATTAACCTTAAATATTGATGCAACGAAAAGAGAATTAGTAGATGTAGTGGATAAATACCAAACTGGTTTTGGCACTTTAAACATTCATCTTCATCGCTATATTCAGGATGGTGATGCAACTGGTAGAATTTTGGGTGTAAGACCCGAGAAACTCGCTATTGCTTACTTGAAGAAACCATATATTCAATCCGATTTGGCTGTTACTGGTCCTTATACTCCGAAAGCAGTATTAGGCGCCTTAACACTTGAAGTGAAGAATCAAGATTCACACTTCTTTGCAAGCGGATTTGATATTGACTAAGGGTATGGCTGACTGGTTTGGGTTATCAGGCTCTCCGAAATAACCTGAGCCAGTCGTGGAGAGCAGTTATACAAAAATATGCCTATTAAATTTGAAGAAAATTTTAAAAGAAAAGAATTAATTGAAGAATTAGTAAAATTTTACAGAAAACAATATCCTGATGAAGACAGGGCAATTATTGTTTCTTGTAAAGAAATAAGAAAAAGTAGAAAAAATATTTATGCGTCAGACAATAGAAAAGACCCTGATGCTATGAGATGGACATTGAGAGTTCCAAGAAAATTGGATATCCTTGTTAATAATTTCTTAAATTTAGAAGCAGAGCCAAGATTTCTTTCTGAACAAAAAGAAGTTATCTGGTTTGCTAAAAGGTTCCCAGAATATAAAATTGCGGAAAAAATATGAAAAAACCAACTCTTTCTCTTTGCCTTATTGTTAAAGCATCTGATGATGAGGCAGAGTTATTAAATCGTTTATTAAGTAAAACTCCACCAGTATTTGATGAAATTTGTATTACTATTACTGGTAAAAATAAAAAAGTAGAAGAAGTTGCCAAACAATATAATGCTAAAATTTCTTATTTTGATTGGATAAATGATTTTTCGGCTGCCAGAAACTTTAATTTTAGCCAAGCAACTTCGGATTATATTATGTGGGTAGATAGTGATGATTTAATTAAGGGAGCGGAAAATATACCTAATTTAATGGAGAAAATCGGAAAAGATGGAAATGTGATTGATGCGATTGTAATGGATTATCTTTATGATTTTGATGAGTATGGAGTTTGTATAGTTAAACATCTTAAAACCCGTATTGTAAAAAATGATGGTTGTGTAAAATGGGTAGGGGCTTTACACGAAGATTTTTCTCCAACAAGAGAATTACTGGCAGAAAAATGTCCAGACATTCAAATTGTTCATTTAACTAATGATAAAAGAGTAAAGGATAATTTTGCTAGAAATACAACAATAGCCAAATCTGTTTTAGAAAAAAATCCTGATGATCCGAGAAGCTATTGGTTGGTGGCAAATGCATTATTATCAGAAGGGAAAGATAAAGAGTCATTAGATTATTATTATCAGTTCATTGAAAAATCAAATTCAGAGGAAGAAATCTTTTTGGCTTGGCATAGAATAGCCGATGTTTTTATGAGATTGGGAGAATTTGATAAAGCATTTATGGCTGAATTGCAGGCATTAAGATTAAGACCTTATTATCCAGATGCTTATTTTGGATTAGGCAAATTATATTTTGAACAACATAAATACAGAGAAGCGGAAAGTGTTATATTGGACGGATTAAAAAAAGAAATTCCAAGCGATGAGATAATTGTTTATAACCCGAGAGATTATGATGTCAATCCATTAAATCTTTTGGCAAGAACTTATTTTGCAATGAATAAACCGAGAGAAGCGAAAATGTGTATGGAGAAAATATTAAAGATTTATCCGCACAGAGAAGACATTAAAAAAGTTATAGAAGTCCTTGATGAACCAATTAAAAAAATAGAAGAAGTAGAGGCAATTTCTAAAAAAGTATTAAAGGCCAAAAACAAAAAGGAAATCAAAAAGATATTAGATAGTGTTCCTGATGAAATGAAATCTCACCCAGCTATTTGTGCTATTAGAAATACTCATTTTATAAAAGAAAAATCATCTGGCAAGGATATAGTATTTTATTGTGGATATACAGGAGAAGTTTGGACGCCAGAAAGTGTAAAAACAGGAATTGGTGGAAGCGAAGAAGCAGTTATTAATCTTTCAAGAGAATTAGCAAAATTAGGTTGGAATGTTGAAGTTTACAATAATTGCGGTTATAAAGAACAGGTTTTTGATGGAGTTAAATATAAACCATTTTGGATGTTTAATACTAAAGATAAGCAAGATATTATTATTGCTTGGAGATATCCTAAATTACTTGATTTTGAACTTAATGCTAAAAAGATATTTCTTGATTTACACGATGTTATTAATATTGGAGAGCTAACATCACCAAGGGTTAATAAACTAACAAAGATATTTGTCAAGTCAAAAGCCCAAAGAGATTTATATCCTCATATTCCAGATGAAAAATTTGCTATTATTCCCAACGGAGTTGATATTTCCTTGTTTGAAAAGTTTGAAAAAGAAGAAAAAAGAAATCCTTATTATTTAGTTAATTTTTCCAGTCCTGATAGAAGTTTGGAAACATTATTAGAAATGGCAGAAGAAATTATTAAACGACTACCAAAAGAAATTGCCGACAAGGTAAAATTCGCTTGGTATTATGGCTGGAATGTTTTTGATGTGGCTTATGAAAATAATCCCGAAGCAAAAGAATGGAAAGAAAAAGTAATGAATAAATTTAATCAATTAAAAGAAAAAGGAATTTTTGAAGGAGGAGAAAGAATAGGACACGAAGAAATAGCAAGGAAATATTTACAGGCAGGAGCATTAGTTTATCCGACAGAGTTTTTTGAAATAGATTATATTGGTGGTTCAAAATCTCAAATTGCTGGTTGTGTGCCAATTACTACTGATTTTGCCGCCTTAAATGAGAAAATACAATTTGGTATAAAAATTCATTCTAAGAAAACAAAGGACAACTGGACAGATGGAATTAAATTTAATTTTGGAATAAAAGACCCAGAAACTAAAGAACTATTTATAGAGGCGGTTGTTGATTATTTAAAGAACCCAGATAAATGGGAAGAAGAAAGAAAGAAAATGAGTGAATGGGCAAAAAAAGAATTTAATTGGCAGAGAATAGCGGAATTATGGAATAAAGAATTAATATGAAAACTTATATTGTAATGCCCCATTTTTTAATAAATGATGAATTAGTTGAATTAGCAAAGAAGGCTATTCAGAGTTTTAGAAATTCAAGCAATGATATTACAATTATTTCTATTGATGATGGCGGAGAATATGGAACAAGAGAAGATGTTTTGAAACCAATTTCTGATATTTATTTAAAAAATGAAAAGAATTCTGGATTTGCAAAAACCTGTAATTGGGGATTTAACTGGATATTTGAAAATGAAAAAGATGATTGCTACATAGTTTGTGCTAATAATGATATAGAAGTATATCCTGGCTGGCAAGAGGCAATGATGGAACCATTTGACCTTTTTGAAAATGTTGGAATAACAGGAATTATTCAATTTAAAGTCAAGGTTATTGAAGGGATACCGATTGAAAAATACAAAATAAATCAGATAACCGAAGGTGGATTATTAAGAGATTGGATGCAAGATGGTGGATTATGGATGAGCAAAAAGTCAATTTTACAAGAAGTAGGAATTTTTGATGAGCAGTTTCTTCGGGGTGGATACGAAGATGTGGATTTGTTTTTACGAATGAGAGACAAGTTTGGAAAGAAAATTGTAATGTCTGGTAAAAGTGCTTACTGGCATAAACAAGGAGCAACGAGATGGAATAGTAAACGAGTGGGAGCAATAAACAATTTTGGAATAGATAGTAAAAATATAGAAGGTGAAAACTTAAAAAAATTTATAAATAAATGGGGATTTAATCCTCATACAAGGTCAATTTGGTATTCTAAAGAAATTTGGAATCCGTAAAAATATGGTTATAAATGACACAACAGGAAAAACAGGATTGGTTCAAGACGCCCAATTTCTTATTTGGGGAGATTCTCTTGACCATTCAACCGCTTATCCAATAGCGGATATTATTAGAAATATAAACCGATGGTATCATCGGGTGGTTTCTTGGATTTTAGAGGCTCAAGACGAGTGGGATTTTGACGATATTCTTAATTCAAACTATCCAATCGCTACAAGAGATTTAGTAGCTAATCAACAAGATTATACTCTGCCAGTTGCCTCGGGGATTGGTAATGATAGAGTTTTAAAAATTCAAAGAGTTGAAATAACTTATGATGGCACAAATTGGTATAAAGCCGAACCATTTGATATTGCGGAAAAAGGGACAGCCATTGGGACATCAACAGATATAAATAATGATTTTAGTCAAACGCAACCTTATTATGATGTCCGATATGGTTCAATTTTTCTTTATCCAATTCCAACTACTAATGTTGCTTCTGGATTAAAGATTTGGTTTCTTCGAAGAATTACCGATATTTTTACACCTTCTGATACTGACAAAGAGCCATCTTTTGATGAACAATTTCATCGTATTCTTTCAATGGGTTCGGCTTATGATTATTTATTTGGCAATGGAATGACAGAAAGGGCTACTCTTATACGAAGTGAAATAGAAAATATGAAATTAGAACTTCAAAGATTTTATGGAAGAAAACAAGAGGATAGAGTTTATCGGGTCGGTATCTCTATTTCAAAAGATGATTATAAATAAATATGGCTTGGAGTTATCAAACAAAAAATTCAGGAAGTTGGAATAATTTAGACAGGAGCGATGCTACAACTTATTTTATATCAGAAAGTGGAGATTATTATTTAGTGGGAGAAAATGAAGATAAATTTTTAGTATCACAAGAATCAGGGTCTAATTGGAATCATCAAATCAAAAATTCAGGTAATTGGTCATATCAAATAAAATATTAAAAATGGCAAATCTTAAATGGTCAGAAGCATATAAAGGAGAGTATAATAGCGAAACTTCTTATGTTATCGGAAATTTTGTAACCTACAATGGCTCGTGTTATACTTGTATTGCTAATTCTGTAGGCAATTTACCAACTAATACTTCTTATTGGAAACTTGTTTCTTCTAAGGGAGATACTGGTCCTCAAGGTCCACAAGGTCCACAAGGTCCTCAAGGTCCAGCTGGAGCAGATGGTTTAGATATAACTTGGAGAGGCGAATATAACGATTCAACTTCCTATAATGTTAATGATGCTGTTTCTTATAACGGTTCATCTTATATTTGTAAATTAGCAAGCACTGGGAATTTACCGACTGATACAACCTACTGGGATTTAATGGCACAAAAAGGACAAGATCTTGTAGATACCAATACTTTATTTGTAGATAGTGTAAATCATAGAGTCGGCATCGGGACGACGAGTCCAAGTTACAAACTTGATATCAATGGAGAAATACGACTTCAACCTTCATCTCAACCTACTGGTGCCAATGGTGTGATTTATTATAATAGCACAGAAAATAAATTTAAATTTTATCAAAATGGTGCTTGGGTTGAGTTAGGAAGTGGAGGTGGTGCCGGTGATGTTGTTGGTCCAAGTTCATCTACCAACAATAACATCGTTTTATTTGATGGCACAACTGGAAAACTTATTAAAGATGGCGGAAAAGGATTGCCGAGTGGTGCGGTTGTCGGAGATACGGACGCCCAAACTCTTACAAACAAGCGAATAAATCCCCGAGTTTATTCTACTACTAGCACCTCATCTTTAACTCCAGATTCTGATAGTTATGATGGAATTGATATTACTGCTCTTGCCGCCAATATAACAATAAATAATCCTTCTGGCACTCCTGTAAATTTTCAGCAAATGATAATTGCATTAAAAGATGATGGCACTTCAAGAACAATTAGTTGGGGAAATAAATATGCTTCAGGCGATGTCACATTGCCAACAGCAACAACGGCTGGCAAATGGCTTTATATTGGTCTTAAATATAACAGCACGGCTGATAAATGGCATTGTTTAGCGGTTGGTAATAATTATTAAGTTAAAGGGTCGGTTAAATAAAAAACTATGGCAGAAATAAAACAAAAATTAGCAAATTCAGCGGCAGTAACTATTACTTTGGCTTCGTTAGCAAATGGTGCTGGTAGAGGTTCTAACTCAATAGATAATAGTTCGGCATTAGCACCAGAGGCGGATATTTATGTTAAAATAAAAACTGGGGCAAGTGATGTTTCGGCAACTGGTTATGTAGATATTTATCTAATTAAATCAGAGGACGGCACTAATTATGATGATGGTTTTGGTGGTTCAGATGCGGCTTTTACCCCAAAAAATGTTTCTTATATTGGAACGATATCGGCTAATGCGAATGCTACAACCTATCAACGGGTCTTTAATACTTTGGGATTGGGAGGTTTACCAAGAAAATTCTGTATTGGAATAGTTAATAATACTGGTGCGGCTTTTGATAGCACGGCAGGAAATCACGCAGTAACTTACACTCTCAAAACTTCTCAAACGGCTTAAAAGATGAAATTAGAATGAAATTAGCTGGCTGGAAAAAAAGAATAAGATTGGATATTGATTACACCAACAAAATTGGCGGGAGTGTTACTCAATTCCCAGTAACTATTTTTCTTAAACCAACTAATGGCGATACTTGGAAGGTCTTTAATGAAGTCGGGAATAATTATAGAAAGATAGCAATAACAAAAGCAGACGGAGTTACGGAATTAAAAGTAGAAATGGAATTGTGGGATGTGGCTAATAAAGTTGGCGTCCTTCATACTTCTTTAGCTAACTGGGTTATTGGAGGCGATACTTGTATTTATCTTTACTATGACGGCTCTCATTATGACAATCCCAATGTAGGAAATATAGCAAGCACAGCAGGACAAGCAGTTTGGGATAGCAATTTCAAAATGGTGCAACATATGAATGATTATGACACTTCCCATATTAAAGATAGCACTTCTAATAATAATGATGGAACAAAAAAGGCAATTAACGAACCCGTTGAAGCAGATGGACAAATAGCCAAGGCACAAGATTTTGATGGGAGTGATGATTATATTAATCTCGGAAGACCAGCTTCGCTTAATTTGACTTCTGCGTGGACTCTTGAGGCGTGGGTAAAACCAACTTCCTCCCCAAATGGTTCTGGGATTATTACAGAGGCATTCTCTGGTGATAACATTGTCCAATACGAGTTAGGTTTCGGAATGAATGCAAATAGGCCCCTTAGGCTGATGACTGGTTTTTTCCATTCGGGTGCGTGGTCGCTCGCAGAGGACTCGGTGGATATCTCTACGAATCAGTGGATACATATCATCGGGACATGGGATGGAACTACATTACGGGTTTATAAAAATGGTGCATTAGTTGGTTCAAATGTGCCAGGGAGAAGTTCACAAGCGGGTTCTGAAAGCTTCTGGATTGGTAGACGGCACGACACATATACCAGTGCCAGCTTTTTCCCAGGTCTCATCGATGAAGTCCGTATTTCAAATACGGGTAGAAGTGCTGCTTGGATAAAAGCCTCTTACAATTCTGGGAATAATACTCTTTTAAAATATCTCAAAGAAGAAACTTTATTTAGCAGACGAGGGATATTTTATGTGCCAATAAATACTTCTAACTTCTTTCACTTTTTCAAATAATATGGATATAGAAATTATAAAATTATTAACTCAATATGGCGGCGGTGGAGGTGGTGGTGCCGCTAATTGTTCAGGTGGTGCAGGTGCCTCTGGTGCCGTTTATATTACCTATACACTTCCAGCTACTTCTAACTTCTTACTTT